GGTCTTCGTACACTTGGCACGGAAGAGCTGGTAAGAGAGTTCGTCCCTCTCTGTCGAATTCAAACTTGCCCAGATCTGAGGGAAAGTTCTTGCATCTACGGGTTTTTCTTTGTATACTTGCATACTTATATCAACTTTGTCAAATGGTTTGACTTGACATTACTCAACCTTTGACACTGCAAAGATAGAGAATATTTTCTAATTCCAAAAGAATTTTGAGAAAATTTTCATAAAATTATTATGGTACTCGAAAGGATAAAAGAATACCTTGATTATAAGAAGATTAAGGTGGCCGCATTCGAAAAGGCAGCAGGGATGAGCAATTCTTCATTCCGTAAAACCCTGCTATCAGGCAAGGGAATAGGCTCAGATAAATTAGAAAAAATCCTCTCCATTTATCCAGACTTGTCCGCAGAGTGGCTACTGCGAGGAGAAGGGCAAATGGAGAGAATCTCAGGGAGTACTGGGGCAGGGAATAATTTCGCTCTAATTAAGGATCAGCAGAGGACTATAACCCGTCTGCTTGACAGGATAGATGAACTGGAGGGGAAAAAGAACTCCGTGCAGAATGCAGGATAATACCCTATAAAGACTGGATAAGATGAAAACTTTAGGCGTGATAATGAAAGCCCTACTGATGGATGCTCTATTGGCATTGGGGCTTTCCGGTGTATTCTCGTTAGTTAGGATGATGTTCCGAGGGAATGTAACCCGTGGGCAGTTCGTTTGGGGAGCAGTAGCGATATTTCTCTTGCTCTTCCTTGACTATATCTACAATTGGATTCGAACCCTCATCTTGATGAAGAAAGACCCTCTCTTCAAACAGATGACAATGCAATCTGGAATCAGTTGGAAGGAATACAAGAAAATGAAGGGATAATCTGTACAGAAATACAGAAATTATCTGTATTGGGTTAAGAAATTAAGATATGGTCAACATAAAGCAGTTCCTCACGGACAACGGACTCAAGCAGGTGGAGCTTGCACGATTCCTCGGAATAACCGAGGCATCCGTATCCAAGATGGCGAAGGGCTACACCAGCCCATCCAAGGAGAATCTACAGAAGATCCTGGACAACGACAGGGGATGGGACACCGACTCACTGCTCCACAAGGCAAGCAGAAACGGTGGGGAGATGAGGGATCTCAAGGATGAGAACAAGAGGCTCAAGCAAGAGGTGGACAGGCTTCTTGCCATCATAGAACGGCTGACATCCGTCACTCATCCGTCACTCCAATCCGATAATAACAAGGCAAGTTATTGACAATCAACTAAATAAAACAAGACACAATGTTCAAAGGACTCGGAAAAATAGGCATATCTCAACTCTCTATCAATGAGCGAATTACGACCATAATTGACTGAGGGTTAAACATTTGGAAAACCTCCGTATATCCCGGACATATCCCGCCTATATCCCAAATATTCCCAAAATTCTGTCACTTTCCAGTCACCAGACCTTATGTTTGAAACTACAACAAAAGCCAAGGAACTCGTGTCACTCCGGCAAAGAGTGACAAAAAACGGAGGATATTCCCTCTATCTGGACTACACAATCAATGGAATCCGGACAAGGGAATTCCTCAAGATGTATCTCGTACCCGAACACAACAAGATTGACAAGATCCAGAACCAGGAGACGATGAAGGCCGCCTCCGCCATGAAGACGAGGCGAACACTTGAACTGCATGAAGGCAAGGTCGGGATAAGACCGAAGCGGAAGGACATCCTCGTCACGGACTACATCGCAAGGAGGGTGGAGTACTACAAGGAGCAGGGGAAGAGAAGCGAGGCGCAGACACTGGACAAGATAAGGAGGTGGATTCTGGAATACGGGAAGAGAGCGACACTCCGGACGGTGGACAAGGGATATGTCCTCGGCTTCATCACGTTCATGAGGAAGAAGGGACTCTCCGAGGGAACGGTCTGCCTGTACTTCTCCAACCTCAACACCACGTTCAACAGTGCCTATCGGGAGGATCTGATGGAAGTGAACCCCATAACGAAGATGGAGATAAGCGAGAAGCCCAAGAGACCGGAGAGTAATCGGGAGTACCTGACCTTGGATGAGGTGAAGAGACTCATGAGGACAAGCTGCGGGAACGAGATGGTGAAGAGGGCGTTCCTCTTCTCGTGCTTCACCGGCCTCCGTCTCTCGGACATAGAAGCCCTCACATGGGATCGCATCCGTGACTCCGGCAAGGGTATGCAGGTGGAGTCCACGCAGATAAAGACAGGGAAGGCGGTGTATGTCCCCCTCTCCTCCAATGCACTCGCACAGTTGCCCGAAAGGGGCAGGGGCAGGGTGTTCCATCTCCCAGTCCGTTACACCATGGGGGAGATCCTCGCCAACTGGGTGAAGAGGGCAGGGATAACGAAGCACATCACCTACCACTGCTCCAGGCATACCTACGCAACCCTGCTCCTCACCTTCGGGGCGAACCTGTACACGGTGTCCGCACTCCTCGGACATACCGACATATCCACCACCCAGATATACGCCAAGATAGTGGATGAGAACAAGCGGAAAACCGTTGACCTCATTCCCGACATTGGGGAAAGATAGACCTATATAATACCTCCGTTCCGATATATTCGTGGCACAGAATAGTGTCTGCGAATTTATGTTGTATTATACCATTAACAGAACCAGCCTGCGTGACCGGATAGAAGAGGAGGTCTCCCACGTTGCCAACGATGCCTACGCTGACAACGGCCAGTCACTCTACGACAGCATCATCGTCACGGAAAAGGACGAAGAGATGGTCGGGAGGTTCATTGACGATGCCATCAACGCATTCGTCAACCGCACCTTCGACATCTGCAAGTACGCCTACATCACTGACACCCTCGGAAGCCAGCCCGTGGAGCATCTTGAGTTCTATGTCCCCGACTTCGATGAGACGATGGAGGATGCCATGAAGGAGGAGGTCACCAAGTTCATCGTCCTCTTCGTATGCGTGTCCCTCTTCCAGACCAGGAGACCGATGGTCGTACCCCAGTTCACCGAGAGGATGCAGGCTGCGCTCACCAAGGCAGTATCCCTCCTCAAGTCACGCAAATCCCCTATCAGACTATGGTAATCAGACTGTATACAGAAGAGATAGTGTCCCAGCTCAAGGGCATCTCCCACCATGAGGTGGCAGAGATCCCCGATGTGGAGGCAAGGTACAGGGCAGAGGCAGGGAGCGAGAAAGACCCCCTCATCTACCGGGGAATAAGCGAAGGAGTCGGAAGGCTCGTCCGCAGATGCCACCGATTCCTCAAGGGTGGATACCTCAACGACAACGACAATGCGATGGAACTCCCTCCCGAACTGGTGTTCGACTTCGGCATATCCGAGAGAAGGGCAGTCGGCAAGGCAGAGCCGCTCGCAGAGGAGATGTCCAAGTTCATCCTCAACTACGCACTGTCGCAGTTCTATTCATTCGTCTCCCAGGGCGAACTGTCCAACAAGCACTCGCTCCTCGCACTGGATGCGGGCAACGAGATTGACAACCTTCTCTATTCCAAACTCCCTCCGATACTATGAGCGTTATACTGGCAATTGACACCAAACCCGAAGAGGCGAAGAAACTGCGGGTCGTGGAGATATACAAGAACGAGGTCTACAAGGATGTTGACCTCCTGACCTTCAAGCACACCGAGGGCAACGCCATCCAGAACCTGGAGGCGAAGAACGCCATATCATCCGATGTCTCGGAAGACATGGACGGAGCGGTCATCGTGCGTTACGTTGAGTTCCGTGATGCCAAGTTGAGGCGCAAACTCCAGTCAGTCCTCAAGGATATGACCCAGGACTATGCCGATGACGATCTGAACCTCAATGACCATAAGTACCGCTACCACTTCCTGCTCAACGAGTCGTTCAACGACAACCTGCTTGAGCCACTCGCAGAGTACATCCACCGATTCCTCGTGTGGGGTGCGCTCTACGACTGGTACTCACAGTTCGGACTCCCCCAGGCTGCCGTCTACGGCTCCCAGCTTGACGAACTGGAAGAGGACATCAACAGCATCCTCCGTTCACCATCAATAGCCAAGAGACCGATGCAACCCTTCGGCCCGGCAAAGAAAATCTATTAGGCTATGGCAAGGCAGAAAGGAGACGGCAAGGGCAGACTCGGAGGAAGGAAGGCGGGGACTCCAAACAAGATGACCCACCAGAGGAAGGAGATGATCCGCACATTCATTGAGGGAAGATGGGAGGACTTTGAGAAGGCATTCGACTCATTGGATGACCCAGCGAAGAAATGCTCCCTCATGATTGACCTCCTACCCTTCGCAGTCCCCAGGCTCTCCTCAATCGAATACAAGGATAAGAGCCAGCCCAAGACCTTGCAGGATGAACTGGATGAGATATCCGGTGAGAAGACAAGGAAGAAATGAGAAACAAGTTCGGCAACCATAAGGTAACCATTGACGGAATCAAGTTCGACTCACGCAAGGAAGCCAAGTTCTACCTCTTCCTCCGTGAAGCCGAGAAGAACGGAGAAATATCCGACCTCAAACTCCAAGTACCATTTGAACTCATTCCAGCTATCTACGAGGAACAGGTTATCCATCTCAAGACCAAGGACAAGGTCGTGACCAAGTGCGTACAGAAAGCCGTACATTATGTTGCTGACTTCGTGTACACGGAGACGGTATCGGGTAACCAGGCGGTGGTGGACACCAAGGGGTTCAGGACTCCCGAATACAAACTCAAGAAGAAAATGATGAGGGCGTTCAAGGGAATTAACATTGTGGAAGTGTAACTTAACCAAGACTTGTGCAAGACCGAGAAAATTGCTACCTTTGATGAAGATTGTATTCATGTGTTTATTTTTTTTATTGGTTTTAGGGTGGAGCAGGTGGTCGTGAGATCCCCTGCTTTTTCTATTGACTCTCTCACTACTATTAGTTTGGAGTAGTGTGCTTTGGGGAAAGTTAGACCGACATTCAACGCCATTGTTGTTTAATTCGTTGCCAAACAAACTATAGACAATTATGGTAACAGCAGCAATAGGCGCAGGGTTAGCCCTCGCAAGTGCCATTTACGGAGGAATCCAGTCGGCCTCTGCCAATAACAAGGCACGGAAGCTCATCCAGCAACAGAGGGATGCCAACAAGCGTTGGTACGACACCAAGATGGCCGAGGACTACACCATGAGGACTGATGCACAGGCCGCAATCAACCGTCAGAGGGAACTGCTGAACGAGCAGTACAACAAGGCAAGGAAGACTGGCGTTGTGTCCGGAGCAACCGATGAGGCGATTGCCATGCAGAAAGAGGCGGCAAACAAGGCACTGTCCGACACCACAACCGATATCGCATCCCAGGCATCCGCATACAAGGACAATGTGGAAGCGAAGTACAAGGCAGAGGATGCCGCTCTCAATCAGCAGCAGGTTCAGTCCCATCAGCAGCAGGCGGCACAGACCGCACAGGCAGCGAGCCAGGCGGTGAACGCAGGAATCGGACTCGCAGGGAATGCGATTGCGATGCAGGGTGGTGGTGTACCGAAGGGTGCTACCACTGATCATGTGGTCGGAGAACTGCCCAACGCAGCCGTCAATACTGACCTCACAAGTGCAGGCAACGCACAACTGGGAATCACTCCCGAAGGTCTCCCCGTTCCCAAACCCATCGGAGATCCTACACTCCGTAAAATGAATGCATAGTCATGGCAAAGAAGAAACAATCCGAGAACATACAGAACGCCTATGATGCCTATGCATCCGAGGTGCAGAACACAGGACAGGATCTGGTCAACGGAATGACCGCAGCAGGTCAGCAGCAGATTGCTGACATGGAGGCTGCAAACCAAGCCTACAACGATGCGAATGCCCAAGCAATGGAAGCCAACCGACTCCAGAGCGGTGCTGCCATCCAGTCCTTTGCCGATATGGTTGAAGGCTATGCAAAGAACATCCGTCAGGCTGAAGACGAGAGTGCTGCGCAAGTGGCTGCCGACCAGAAGGCTGCGAGATGGACAGGAGCAACCGAACTGGCATCATCAATAGCCAACCTCATTGCAGTGGGTGGACACAACGCAGTCAGTCAGCAGTATCGTCCCTATTCGCAGGACTGGATGCGCAAGGCAGACCAGGATGCAAGGCTCAACCGAATGAGGATTGACAACCTCCGTGAACGCCAGAGGGCTATGCAGGGTCAGCTTGCCAATATGAAACTCAACGATGCTGCCAAGGCTCTTGAACTCGCAAGGGCTGATGCCAAGGCGAAGTATGATCAAGGGCTTGCAATGGCAGGAGCAAGGTACAATACGACCATCAATCCTCTCACCCAGGCAGCGAAGAACGCAGAAGCCGTGGGTAAGATCAATGCCCAAGGGGCAGCACAGACTGCGGATGTCGCACTTGGTGAGCAGAGGATAGCCCAGAGTGCAGCACAACACGCAGCATCCATGAGGGCAAGAGGATTGAATCCCGATGGCTCTATCAATGAGGAGGCGATGGGCAAACTCATCGCAGCAGAGCAAGCAAAGAAGACAAGCAAGAGTGGTTCGGGATCTGGCTCCGGTTCTGGTAATGCTTACAATGTCCAGTTCGATGGGCAGAACGTCACTCTTCGTATGAATAAGGAGACAAGGGAACAGAGCATCAGGGACGGCAAGGAGGAATTCCTCCGTGATGTTATGGCGATGGCAGGATTCAAGGGAACTCCCGAAGAATTCATCCGAAGCGTGAATGAGGACACGATAAAAGAGAACTACGTCAAGAATGGAAAGACGAAGTCTCGCAATGTAGATAACCCCAACAAGGAGTATCGTTCTATCGTAAATGCCATAACAAATGCAGATGGTGACGAGGATGCAGCCAAGGATGCAGCCAACAAGATCAACCAGTTCTATGAGATGCACCGTTCCCAAATGAACAACGTCAACCGTAGGCTCTTTACGGTGGCTAATGGTGCTACAAGTTTCGGTGCTTACGAAGGTTCTGGAAGTGGGAGTCAGTCGGCAGAAGAGCCAAGCGGTTCTGCCCCCAGTAAAGGTCAGCAGACGGCCAGTTCGACTCCTTGGCTTGATAGGAAGAAGGCAGGGATGGCGAATGTCTCCGTTCCCAACAAGGAGTCAGAGCCGACTTCCGCAACCCCTGCACAACAGACCACAGTCAGTCAACCTTCAACACCTGCTCCCGAACCAGCAAACCAGTTGGGAACAACGGAAGGCAGTCAGTACAAGATAGACAAGGGCAGGTATGTGAAGGCTGCGACCAATATTGCAATGGATTCCGTCAACAAGGCGATCAACGACTATAACGCAACGAGGACAGGTAACTCCAGAATATCCGAAACGACTGCGAAGGTCGTGAAGGATGAGATAAGCAGAAGGCTGCGTCATGGAGATGATATTCGGGATATCATCAATGACAGCAAGTATCTGCCGAGAGACTTCGGTGGTTATGTCACCGATGATGCCCTTGAGACGTTCAGGGAAATAGAAAGGGACAAGGAAGGTCTTTCCGCACGGGAGTTCTCCAAGAAGTATCTGTATCCCCCTAAAGTATAATTAAAAGCAAATAACGATGCCCGAAAATGATACATTCTTCAATGTTCGTTTTCCAGACGGACATTCCGAGCAGTGGAAACAAGCTGACTATGATCAGTATAAGGATGACCTCTTTAAAGAATTCAAGGATGCGGAGGTAACCAGGCTTTCTACATATATGCCGGACAAGGACACCGATGCATTGGCATCTGACCAGTTCCAGATTGCTTTCTCTGATGGTCATTCAGAGGTCTGGGGAAGGAAAGATTTCGATACATACAAGGATGACTTGATGAAGGAAGATCCGACTGCCAAGATATTCAAGGCAAGCAATATGTCCCAGCAGTACTGGGGGCCGAAGGCACAAGAGGCAGAATCGAACTTCCAAGAATTCAAGGGACAGAACCAGGACTTCATCAAGCAGTATGAGCAGAGCAAGAACCTGGCAGACTCCCTTGAAATGGATGGTGTCTCCAAGAGTGAGTATCATGACTTCGTGAATGCCAATAGGGATAAGTATGACAATCTTGTCAAGCAAGGCGAGGAATTGAAGAGGCAGTACTACACCAATCCTCTTGTCGTGAAGGCATTCCGTGATGCTGCTGATACGGCAGTCGGAAGGCGTGATGAATACAGAGCCAAGGCTGACTCTGCTTCGTCCGGAGAAGAGCGCAGGGACTGGAAGAGGGCGGCCAAACTTCAGGATGACATACGCAAACTCTATGAAGCCCCGGCCAAGTATTCGGATGATCTTGATTCCGAGAACGGATTCATTGACTATCTCAAGGACTATACCTCTGGCGCAGTTGACACCTTCTCCAACAAGGATTTCTATACCTTGGGTCTATCGAAGATCGCAAGGAACTTCGACCTGCGAGGGATTGCGGAGAAGATACAGGGCATCGCTACCGTCAATGGGGAGGTAACCCCAGAAGACATTGACAAGGTTATCACTCCGAGCGAGAAAGCGGAACTCCAGAGTTTCTATGAGTTGGCGGCTGCCCAACAGCAGAGGGCAGACAACATCTCAAGTGCATACAATGCAGGAGGTACATTTGCCGAATCAATCAAGTTCATGGCAGAGTTCCTGGCATCGCAGGGTCTCGCCAATGTAGCAGGAAAGGCATTGTCAGGCTCAAGCAATGCTCTTGCATCTTGGCTCGGAAGGCAGTTGATGTCGGAGAGGGCTTTGTCCAAGGCGATAGGAGAAGGCGTTGCCACCGCTTCAAAGGGAGCGAAGGCGGCCTTGTTCGCAGAAGAGTACCTCACCAAACCTATCACCCAGGGTCTCTTCCATACCGCTACGCAACTCTCTTCTTTGGAGGCGATTGCAGACGGACTGCTTGACACCGATAGTAACGGCAAGTTGGTATCCATAGGACAGGCGGTGAGCAAGAGCTTGTTGGATCAGCTTGTGGAGAACACCTCGGAGTCTCTGGGAGGAGCAGTGGAGAAGACACTCGCCCTTCCGTTCAAGGGACTCGGATGGGCAGGAGAACACACCATCGGCAAGACACAATTCGGAAGATGGGCAAGGTGGCTGTATAATTCTGCACCAACGCAACTGCTCAAGGAGGCTGGTTTCAACGGAATGCTCGGTGAGATAGGAGAAGAATGGGTAGGAAATGCAGCGAGAGTCGGCCTCGGATTGATGTCCAAGGATGAGTTCAAGGACTTTGCATCATGGGAACAACAGTTGGAGATGGCAGCATCCTTCGCTCCTCTCTCCTTGTTTGGTCTCGGCACGTCCACCGCAGCAGCTATCCGCAAGTCAAAGAACTATGAGAATCTGTCAGGGCAGGTTCGTGGAATCCTTGAAAAGCAAGGTAGGAGCGAGGATGAGATAGAAGACCTGTTCAATACTCGCTTTGATACTGCCGAGGATGTAGGCAAGAAACTCGCTCCCTACCTCCGTGAGATCTCTGCGAAGGCGCAGGAAGAGGGAGCAACAAAGGAGAATAAGGAAGACTACAAGACCGTGTTGGAGTTCGCCAGAGAACTGGGAATCCAGACGGTTATGGATGAGGTGCAGAACCTTGAGAATGCCGACAAGAGGGAATCTGTCCGGCAGAACATAGAGAGTGTGACTGGCAGGTTCTGGCAAGATACGGCAGGAGATGAGAACACTCCCCCGACCCAGTCCGTCCGTGTTGTCAAGGATGAGGAAGGGAATCTGTTCTATGTGACCGAGGAAGGTGAAGACGGTTTGTTGACCGGAGTCTCTCCTGACGGGCAGAAAAAGTTCTTGGAAGAGTCTAAACTCACGCAGGACGATACTATGCCGATGGAAGAATTCCTCCAAGAGCAGGTGGATGCCATTGAGCTTGATGAAGAGGCGCAACGGATGGAGGAGGAACGGCTTCAACAGATAAATGATGTTCGCCAGAGGGTAGCGGCAAATCCCGTCATACCCATTGGAACTCCCGAAGCACCCATCAACGCAACCGTTATAGCGGCAGACAACGCAGGTGTTCAGATAGCATGGGAAGAGGAAGGGCAGCAGAAGACCGACACGATGTCTTGGGGACAGGTGGCTGCAAGTCTCGGCACTCCTATCGTAGTGAAGTCCGATGCCGAACTGGAAGAGGAGGCTGCTGAAGAGATAGACAAGGCGAGGGAAAGGGCAGAGACATATAAGGGCATAACCCCAGGATCTGAAATGGTCGTTATGTTCCCTACCGGAGAGGGGGAAGAGATGGAGGCTGTGCCTTACAAGTTCGACAAGGCCGTCCTTGAAGATGGTCAAGTCCTTTTCTATGGACAGGATGAGGAAGGCAAGACTGTCATCTTCCCAGAATCCATGATTGGCAACTTGGAAGACTTGGTCGCATCTTCGGTTGGAGAGGAAGCTACTACACCTTTCGCATCCGGAGAGACCGTATCATACAAGGACGAGAATGGTAATACCGTAAAGGGAATAGTGACGAGCGAGGATGCAGGAGGTGGCTACACTTCCGTCCAGATGCCCGATGGTACTACCGCCAATGTTCAGACAGCAAGGCTTGAGAATGCGGAAGAGAGGGAGGAAGAGAGAACTCCTGCCGTGGCCAAGTACACCGATGAGAACGGCAGGGTCAATCAGAATGCCTTCATCTCCAACGAGCCGGAGGAGTGGGCGAAATGGAATGATGAGCAGAACCAGGACAATGGAGCAGACTCTATTGAAGCCATAAGCGCAGCCATTTCGGAACTTGATGGAACTCTGAAGGAGCAGGAGAACACAAGGAAGAAGACCTCCAATCCCGATGAGAGAGCCGTCATCAAGGCAGACATCGCCCGACTGACAGAGCGCAGGGACAGGCTTCAGGGTATCTTGGATGGTTATACTGCAAGGGCAGAGGCAGAGACCGCAGCAGCAGAAGCGATAGCCGAGCCAGTAGCCGAGCAGGCCCCCGCTCCTGTAGCGCAGGAAGAAGGACAGACTTCTGCTGAAACTCCTATGGCAGAGCAGATGGAAGAAACCCCTGCTGTTGTAGCGGGGACACCACAAGAGGAGGTCACTCCAGATCAAGCAGAAGCAGCACGAATCCAGGCTCTCATGGACAGGATCAAGGCATGGGAGGAGAGGACTGGTGTCAAGATTGATGCCCTTGAATCCCGTGAGCAGGTGACCAACAAGCAGGCAGCCCAAGCCATGGATGAGGGTAAGCCGGTCACTGGATGGTTCGAACCAAGCACTGGAGGCGTGGTCATCTATCTGCCGAACATCGTGGATGAGGCAGAGATAGATCGGACATATATGCACGAGGTGGTCTCCCATAAGGGACTGAAGGAACTGCTCGGAGACGAGGGCTGGAATACCCTTATGGATTCCGTGTGGAACAACCTCATGACCGAGAAGGATAGGGCTGACTATCTCAACTACAACAGCCACCTGAAGGGGTCTGATGAGTTCCTTCGCAGGGCTGCTGCCGATGAGTATGTCGCACACCTTGCGGAGACCGTCAACACCGAGAATGCCGGAGTATGGCAGAAGTTCGTTGAGATGGTCAAGGAAATCCTGCTCAAGCTCGGAATGGATGTGAAGATCACCAACGAGGATCTGAGTAATCTCCTCCAGGCATCCCTTGCCAATTACGAGAGGATGCAGGCAGAGAAGAGGACAGCAGAGGTTATAGAACAAGATAATGGCAGCACAAACTTCGTCATAGAGGACGGCAAACTCACATCTTATATAGATGCTCCTACGGGGCAGGAAAGTCCTTCTGCCCCTGACGAGACGATGTTCTCTCTCAAAAGGGAAGAGGACTCCATGGATGAAGAAGGGAAGACTATCCCTGGACTGCGCTCCCTGGCTGATGGTTTCCTTGCTAAATTGGCCAATAAGCCGCTCACGCCAGAGGAACTGGCAATCGGAAGTGATGCCATCAAAGAGATGGTAGACTACATGATGCCGTACCTTGATATGGTCAAGGACGGGAAGAGGTATCTGCCCGAAGAAATATTCGGCAAGGGTTGGTCAACCATCTTCAAGAATGGATCGTATGGTAGGACGATGGAGAACACCCTCATATGCATGAGGACTCTCGCATACAATGACTTCGTGAATGCTGTGCAGGAGAAGGTCGGAAGACCCCTCACCCCCACCGAGTCGTTCCTCGCTTCCCAGATGCTCTACGACATAGCCACCGATCCGCAGTGTCTGTACTGCTATGTTGCACTGGACAGGAAGGCATACAATGGATTCCTCAAGACATACATCGAACAGAGGGATGCTGTCTTGGATAAATACAAGGCTGATGACACCATAGACAAATCCTACCGTCTGCCCGCTCAGGAGAAAAGCAGAAAGAATCGCAAGGGGTTGCCTGCCGACAATAAAGTAAACAAGCTCTACCTTGAATACCTGGACGGAAGGGCTGACACTCCTTCGATGAGAAACCGATTCAACGGCTGGCTTGACAGGATAGCCGAAGGTAATCTGATAGGAATGAAAGACCTCACTTCTCCTGAGACCCGCCAGAAGGTAGCAGCGAAGGGGGCTTCATATGCATCCCAGATAGATGATGCTGAGAAATACGCACAGAGTGCATCTTGGGCGAAGAAGCAGGAAGAATACCGTGCATACAATGGCGAACTGCTGGCAATGCCACAGAAGGTAGTGAACCTCCTCAACAGTGAATATGGGCTGAGGTTCTATTCCTTCTCCGAATACTCCCCTGCCTTCATCGTGGAGAATATGCAGATGGTGAGGGATGCGGCCTTGCGGAATCTGGTAGGACTCGCATACACGAAGGAGATTGACTTCGCAAAGATCTTCGCTCCTACGGGAATAAACATCAACATCTCCCTTTATGGTCGTGAAGCCGAGGATGGGACGGTTGTGATGGATACGAAGCAGGGAGCAGACTGGGGTGAAGCCCAAGCCCTGCGTGATAGATACGGCAACGTGGGTTGTGTGTTCGTAGCCACCAATGACAGGATGGTCGAATGGGCACTCCACCAGCCCTGGATAGATGTAATTATCCCGTTCCATATCGTAAGGACGGGAGAGGACATAGCCAAGTTCTATGACTGGACGAATTACACATCCATGGAGGCCGACAAGGATGTCAAGGGTAGGTCAAGGGACATCATGCCTACTGAGCATATGAATGATAAGGATACCTTCCTACGACTCTGCGAAGAGAGGGGTCTCAAGCCGAGGTTCGCTGACCTTATCCTTCCGTCCACAGGCAGAAGTGTCACCGAAGATCCCAACTATATGAAACTCGTCAATGAGACGAGGCGTTCAGTCAATGAGACGGTTCGCATCAAGCCCATCTTCGATACCCAGGAGGCGAGACGGTCTTTCGATGAATTCGTGGAAAAGGGAGGCTACTATGCTGGATGGTTCACCGAGGAGGGGGCATTTGAGAGAGGAGTTGAGCAGGTCGCTGCCGATGTAGAAGCAGGAAAGACCGCAAAGGATGTGGACTATGGAAGGCAGGACATCAAGGCCAGTGCGGAGAAACTTGCGGCAATGGCTGGCAAGAAGAAGAGACCTCGTTCCCATCAGGGTACACCGAGGCGCATCGGAGGCGAAACAGTTACCGAGGCGCAGAGGAATGTCCTCAACTATCTTGAGACTGGGAAATTCAAGAGCGGGGCGAAAGGCATAAAAGGAGCGAATGCTACCCAGAAGCAGCCTGCTTCCGAGGC